CGATTGATGCGGTTATAGTTCCGTTTATATTTTGATTACCATTAAATGTATTTGAACCAGTTGTTGCAAAAGAACCAGTTTGAATTGTTAATCCACTTGAACCATCTTTACCACTTGAACCACTTGTACCACCACTTCCGTTTACACCAGACGTACCACTACTTCCAGAAGTTCCTGATGAACCACTTACTCCAGATGAACCACTACTACCATTTACACCCGATGTTCCACTACTACCAGATGACCCAGACGAACCAGCTTGTCCAGTTGCACCAACAGTATTTATATACCAAGTTCCGGTATAAGAACCACTACCTGCTATAATTGAATTTGCCGTTGCAACTACTGCACCAGTACCACTATTATAAGATACAACAATTGCCTGCATTACATTACTTACATCATATGATATCAACATTTGTTGACCCACAGACCATTGTAAACCAGTTCCTATTGTGAAATTTAAAGTACCACTACTAGCAATAGCTAGTGTAGTTGATGTTGCAGTTGATGCAAACTTATCACCATTCAATCCGCTAGTACCACTACTGCCATCTTTACCCGATGTACCACTAGTACCAACTGAACCATCTTTACCAGATGTTCCCGAAGAACCGCTACTACCATCTTTACCAGATGTTCCCGAAGAACCGCTAACTCCAGAACTTCCCGAAGAACCAGAACTACCAGCAGTTCCAGTAACACCAGAAGTTCCTGATGAACCTGATATACCAGACGAGCCAGCACTTCCGCTAATTCCCTGTGTACCATCTTTGCCAGATGTTCCAGACGAACCAGCCGTACCAGAAATTCCTTGAGTGCCATCTTTACCAGATGTTCCAGAAGTACCTACTTGTATTTGAGATTGTAAGTAATCTAAGTTAGCATCCATCTCCGCTGCCGTAAGAGGAGCTCCTTTTGTAAGTCTTTTTACTAATGCCATGATTTATATTTTCCTTGTATAATTGTATTTGTTACACAAGTAAATATAATTAAATAGTAAAATAAATTAAGATTGTGATAAATGTTCTTTTATTACCGATTTTTGTATAAAAATTTGCTTAATATTACCAATACCCTTAATGGTATAGGTTCTGTAAGGACATGGTTTTACATTGTAAATTTCCTTACCCTTTATGTGGCTATTGTATATTCCTTTACCTTCTTTATCGGAAAGAACCAATGCTTCATCTAATGTTTTGATATTATCTAAATCAATTGGTTTATTTAATTTTAAAGTTTTCAGCCAAGCAAAGAATTTCTCAGGCCTTACATCATTAGCCTTAATACAAAATAATGTATCTTGTGTTTTTCCAAAAACAAACACAATAGCAGAATCCATACCTCCTAAATTCTTACGAACACCATCAGCGTATTTATAAGTGGATATTCTGTACAAATTTCTTGGTAATATGTTTGTTTTTGAAATAGCTTCCTCTCTTTCAACTAATTTATTATATTGAAGTGTGTATGGCATTTTATACTTTATTTAATTTTGGGAGTTGCATTTTTGATGTATTCAACTTCGGAACATTAAACGGAACTAATTTAGGTTGTGCTTTAACATACCCATCCATAATTTTTGAAAATAAATCATGCATACTATCTAAAGTGAAATTCTTAAGAGTATTATCTCTTAAACCGTCTGATTGCTTCTTATAAATATCATATTTGTTATAAACATCATAAATCTTATTTGCCGCATTGCTGTAATTTACAGTAAACCACTGTGCTTCTTTCATACAAAACTGGTCAGCTGCTGATTCATGTACATTTGTTAATGAACCCTCCAATAAAACTGCGTTATCTTTTGGTAAAAAATCCATATGCCCACTCCAACCACTAGCTATAATTGGTTTACCAGTCAAAGTAAACTCAGCCATAGGTCTACCATATCCCTCACCTTTAGCAAATGAAATCATTGCCTTAACTTTTGGATGGTGGTATAAATTACTCATATCACTTTCTTCCATATCACCATGCAACAAATATACAGATGGACATTTATCTCCAAATGTTTTTAATACTCCATCAATTTTTTCTCTAGTTGCTTCTCTATCTATAACACTAAATCCAGCGTGTGATGTTTTAAGAATAATACCAGGTCTTTTATCTTTTGGTAGATATTGGAATACGGTTGCAAATGTTTTAATAATCATTCCTATATCTTTTCTATCTTGCCCTAGTTCACCTTTTAACCAATGACCAACAACTAAAAAATTAAAATCTTCTTTTACATTTGCCAATACATCCTTACCACTTCCTTTAGAAAATATATCAGTATCAACTCCTTCGAAAAGAACTTCAATTGGTTTTGTTACTTTTATTTCACCTACAATCTGTCCAGTTGCTTGGTCTTTTTGTTGATATACAGTCCCTCCTATGTTTTGTTTTGTAAAATAAGATGGAACTAATATTAAATCCATTTTATTACACCCGTCTATAAAATCTTTAGGACAAAATGTTGTTTCAACTCCGGCAGTTACACCAATATTATAATATCCTTTTGAATCAAATTCATTTGCTACTGAAACCTGTACAAATACATCGGGCTTCTGCTCTATTGCCCCAATTACTCTTTCCAACATCCATCTTCCGAATTCAGTTGTACCATCTACTTGGTTTTGTGGAGTGTTACCCCATCTCAAAGGTATAATTTTAATATCATACTTATCCATCTTGCGTAGGGATTTCATTAAATCTCTGCAATGGTCACCGTAACCACTACGAGTGAATATAGGTCCTTGAAATACTAATGTTGGTTTCATTTATATAACTTATTTAATTTTAAATACTTCGAATCTTTCTCTTGGTTTCCAATTTTCAAAAACTGATTCGATTCCGTTTTCTAATTGCTGACACATATTTGTATTTGTCAATCCCATCTCTCCGATAAATGCTTCTCTACCCACTAATGCGTTTGCTTTACGGACTTCTTTTGGTGTGTTGTACATTTTCTCAATTGCTTCCGCAACATCCTCTATATCAACTCTATCATCCCAAATATAAGGTGTCGGAACTGAACCTGCTAATGCCAATGCTCTACTCCATACCGGCAATGCCCAAGGACCAGGCTTAGCTTTACCTTCCCACTCTCTCCATTGGTGAAGTGAACCAATCTTAATGTAATCTTCTGCAGTTAGCATCTTACCATCAACTTCAAATCCACATTGGTCTTGCAATCCACCAGTTACGTTTACAATGATTGGAGTTCCAGCCATTATAGATTCTGCAGTTGCTAATCCAAATCCTTCGTTGTTAGCTATATTGATTGTTACATCTGCCAAGTTGTAAATAAGATTTAATTCTTCTTGACTTCTTCTCTTTTCTGAAAATATAATATTACAATTTGGTGCTACTGCATCAATTACTGCGGGTAAATCCGTACCATTCTCATCAACAGGTTGCGTGTGCATTACTAATACACATTTATCTGCTTTCTCCTTACCAATCTTATCACAAAACTTTTGGAAAGCTACAATAACATCTGCAGGTTGTTTTCTTCTGATATTACGGTTACTCCAATATAGAACAAAATCGTATTGTTTATCACCTAATATTTCTTTACGGAATTCAGCCGATACATCAGCTGGTTTGTACACATTTGTATTAATACCATGTGGTACATAACTTACTTGCCAATCCTTTTTAGGTTTCCAAGTTGGTTTTGTATCTAACGCTGATAATCTTTTAATGATACCATATGTTTGTCTAGAGATACAACCAATCCAATCACAACTCTCATAGTAGTTACGATTATATAATGGGTCTGGTAAATCATCCCAAATTGCATAGAATAAAAGAGGAACATTTTGTCTGATTTCATGTTCGATATCATACAACCATGTCCAATAACGAGGGTCAGTAAAGTGTAAGATAGCGTCTGGTTGCTCTGAATTAATTAATTGTCTAATCAAATCAGCATTACCATACCCATTCCAAGGAAGAATCTTAACATTGGCATCAGCAATACCATATGTATTACGAATATCATCACTAACATCTAAAACTTTACCTGCTTCTGGGTGATTGATTGCTGCTCCTACCTGATACCAATCGTATTTGTGTGCAGTTCCCAATACCAATTCTTTTGACATTGTGGCGATACCACTTGCCATTCTTAAATCATCCGAAAGTAAAAGTATTTTCTTCTTTTTTGCCATAACTTATTTTTGTTTCTTAAAATTGTGAACCTGAGATTTGTAATTGTAGGTATTCATTCATTTCTTTTCTAAAGTCATCGTCCTTAACATATCTTTCAACTGTTCTATTTACCAGCTTTTGAAGTGTTACATCCGAATCGAAAGATACTTTTTTAAATGATGAATATACGTCTTTCAGTATTTTCACAGTTGTTAGTTTTGTGTTGTCTTGATTCATTATAAATATATTTGTATATATAAATATAAAGTTTTCAAAAAAACATAAAATTTTATTTTGTAGCCTTTTTATCACATATTCCTCTATTACCAAATTCACAAAACTTGCAATTCTTTTTTGCTGCGCCTGGTACTTTAGGAAATTCGATATCTTTGAATCCACCACCATCATCAAATACAGTATTAATGAATTCCATAAATTCATCATATACTTTGGTAACCGAAGGTGAACCATGTGCTGGAATGTGTTTGGATACGTGTGGAATTGGAAATGCCGAGTCTTCGGGTAATTTCCTACGAAGTATCTGATACTCCACTTTAATTTTGTTTAAAGGGATATTAAATAATTCTGAATAGTACTTTTTATATAGGAGAATTTGAGAGTTTTTCATCTTATCAGCTTTTTGATACTGATTCCATCCCATAGTAGATGTCTTTAAATCTATAATGATAATTGAGTTCTCCGCCAAATCCCTAAGTACAATATCAATAAATCCAATAAAGTGTACGCCTTCTTTAATAGTTGCGTTTAATGGAATTTCAATACCCACTAATTCAAATCCACTCTTTGAATAGAATTTGTGCATATGCTTATCTAACCAAGTTAAAATTCGCCTACCATCTCCATAGAATTCCTCCAATTGAATTTGAGTACAAGGAGTTCCTTCGCTCATTTTATCAGCTTCACTTTTATAAGCTTCTCTCATTTTTTCTAATAAGAGCTTATCTTTATTGATTTCATCTGCTTGCTTTTTAGAAACACCATACATAACCGAAAGGTAATGTTGGATTGTTTCGTGCATAGCAGTTCCAAATATTGTATGGATATTAGATGAACTCTCACCTAACTTATCTATGTAGTTTAATTTGTATTGATGTGGGCATGAACTCCACATACTATATTGCGAAAATGATACTTTAGCCATTATGTTGTTTTATTGTATAAAGATACGAAAAATACCCGATATTACCAAATCTAAACCTTTAATTTTAGCTTCGTAATTTGTTTAGGGTCAGTACCATAATTCTCCGCTATTTCCTTAATATGCATCTTACCGCTGGTAGTTTCATAAAGGATTTTAAGATAGTCTTCTGCTTCTGATTTAGATACTTCATATTGCCTTGCTACCAATTCAATAATCCAATCTTCATACTTTTCAGATGATGCGGGTTTCATATATTTTAGAAATGCTCTTGTCTTTGGAATCAATCCAATTAAAGCAAGATACATTGCTTTAGGCGGAGCTTCTTGTATATAAGGTTGTATATCTGCAATTAGTTCTATCCACTCAGGCTTCATAGAAAGAAAACGAAGTATCAAATAGTTACTCCATGTCTTTCTATCACTCTCATCAAGTGTGTCCCAATACTTTGGGTCTTTCTTATCACAAATTGCGTTTAAATGGTCAAATAGTGTTTTTGCTGCCATATTATGCTTCTTCTTCTACTTTTAAACCCGGAGGTAATAAATCATTTAATACTTCACCACAATCACCACATAAGAATAACTCTACGGGTAATACTTCATCTTTTGGTTTGCCTGTTAATAACTTTGAAATCTTACGAAATCCAAACCCTTGTACGAAAATCTCACCACCGCATTTCTTACATCCAATTGCTTCAGTTTTTTCTAATGGAATTGGTTTTTCTTCTTGTCCTCCGATTGGTTGTCCACCTGCTCCTAAAATGTTAGCCATTATATAATATTTAAAATTTGAATTAATGTTGCTGCTGCAATAATTTCCTTATCAATAGCAGTTGCTGATTTGTTTACACCATCACCTAAGATTAGAATTACATTTGATGTATTTTCACCTCCATACTCCTCTACAGTATCGTATAAAGTTGTATATAAATCAGTAAAGTCTTTTGATTTAGAATCAATAAGAGCTTGTCTTACTTTCATATATTTATTTCTCTTATCATCATTTGATTTTAAGATATCAATAATTTTATTTTTATAATCATTCTCTA